GATTGTCTTAGTTAGATCAAGAGCTGTTGGATAAGCAGGATCACCACTGCCAATTATAGGGGATACGCTGTTAATAACAGCACCTGGAATTGTTGTGCTCCCATCATTCCCAAATGTCCATGTATGTCCATATGTATTTAATGTAATATTACCATTAGTAACACCAGTACCGGCAGAGATCTGAATGTTCCCACCAACTCCTCCAGATGAATAACCACCAGTAATACTAACACCACCAGCATAGTTAAATCCATCACCACCATCGATGTTTACATAACCACCACTACCATCTGATGTGCTATCAGCGGCACCAGCATAGATCTTAATATCGCCACCATTAAGTTGAGAATCACCACCCCATAGATAGACATCTCCGCCTTCGCCTGTTCCAGTAGCTTTCTGGCCCTGGATAATCAATCGTTGAGCACTTGCATCCGCTGCTGGAGTTGGACCAGTGATAATCACTTGTTTTGTTGGGTCACCAAACTGTAAAGTTTGAGCAGTTTGGTTACCACCATTATGTATATCAGTAGTTAGGGTTGGGAAAACAACACTTCCATCCGTAGTAAATTCCCATGTTTTTGTAGTTGGGGTTTTAACATCAAAAGTTACAGAAATTAAATTAGTCTCTTCTGCTGCTGATGTATCTACAGTTATTGTGCTTGAGTTTATTCTTTTTGTAACTGTAACACCAGAATATGTAGATGTTCCATCAGAGAAAGATATACTATCACCAATATGTAATGCGTAGAGATCATCATTAAACCCACTTGAACCACCTGCAAAAGTAATCTCATTATTTAACCATGTTGCACTAGTAAAATCTTCTCCTACTACAGTAAAAGTTGTGGATATTGGATTTGCTAGTACATCTGTAACGAGTTTAAGAGAGCCACCATCATTATTGACGATTGAATGATTAACACTATCATCGTCGAATGTGTAACCAGTAAAGACTAAACCATCATCAAACATAGATACAGCATAACCAAACATATTATTTGGTCCTTGCGGAGCACCATATACTGTAAGTTGATTTGCAGGTACTGAAGTAAGTACTAAAGAGTTTTCGTTTGGCTCATTATAACTACTCATTAAGGCATAATTATAAGGATTCCAATCACCTTGTGAATAGTTGCCTGAGTCGCTAACTAAATAACCACCTAATTGTAGTCCATCCATATATGGGCCATATAGTTTACCATCAATGTCAAATGTCCATTGATATGTATAGTCGGTTTCTGAATTATATGACTTAACTCTAATATAACCATTATGGTTAACGTCAACGTTATAACTGTCATCGCCTAGAATTAAATCGCCGGTCATTTCCGCACCTTTACCAGGAGCGATATGAATATGAGGCGCGTCTTGAGCAAGAGTTGGATAGATATCTATATATTGGCCGAAGTCTGTAAAGCTTTGACCTTCTGTACTATCATTAGGAACTAAACTTAATCGTCCATAAGTAAAATTACCGTCTGTTGTTCCACTACCAACTAATGTATCAGCTTCAAAAGTAACGCTACCGGTATTACCGTTACTTATTCCATTATAGAGTTCAGTAAAGTTTGCATTAGTTTTACCAAATGCTGTTCTTAAAGCATCACCAGTCTTATCGTTTGCTAGTGATCCTACATTAATTATTTGTTTTGCCATTATACTTTATCCGCTGTTATTGTTGTACTATCTGCAAATATACTATTTGTATCTGCAGAGAATGATCTTGTGGATGTTGCTGAAGGTGGAAGTATATCACCAAAAGGATTACTTTCATTAAATACTAAAGCTTCAGCTTCTTTTCTAAACTTATTATTATCACCATAAGACTCAGGTCTATCCATATTGTCAATCACAGCTCTCGCTGCTGCATCATAACCAACGCCATCAAATATAATTACAGGTGGAACTTCATATCCATTTCCACCATCTGTAATATCAATCTTCATAATTGAACCAGTATCTACATCGCCCATATCTACAATACCAGTTGCTCTAGTTCCAGCATATCTTAAGATTGCTGTACCATTTCCTGCTACTCCAGAAGTATGGATTGGTGCAGTTGAACTTGTAGTACCAGTTTGTGATACAATATATCTATTAGCACCATAACATATTTCTGACCCATCTAGTACTTCTGTGTCTGATTCCCAATCAATACCAAATATAACGGTAGGTGCAACAGAATAACCAGCTCCAATATCATCAATTATAGTATCTACTACTACACCATTAGAAATTATGCTAGTATCTTGTGTTTTAAGAGTTTGGAATATATCAATATCTTGGATTCCAGTATCTAATCTTTCTGATGCATACTGGAACAATTCTATTTGTAATTTATAAACAAACAATTTGCCTATTTGATAAAATGGATCTTGATGTTGTACAAATTTGATTTCAAATAAACCATTAGTCAAAGGGAAATATAATAGATCTCCTTCTGCTGGTCTATTAGGTAAAATAGTAGCACCATGTCTACCAACTAATTGATCCCATCTACGACGAGCAACTACAAGAGTTGCAGATTGCTCCATCATTAAACCAAATTTCTGAATGAATGCACCTTGGCCATCAAAGCCATCTACATTCTCAAGATACATCTCAATAGGATACGCGCTTTTAAATTCAGACAAACGATCTTCGCCAAGGATCTCATCCTTAGCAATAAGAGTTCTAGGAATATAATACATGTCTTGCCCATAAACAGACAATGACTCAACAATTAAATCCTCATGGAATAATTGCTCATTTCTAGTACCATGTGAAAAGTAAACATTACGTGGCATATTAGCCTAAAAAGAATTCTAATGGAGCAGATTTATTCATTAACTCATCTTCAAGATCATTAATTTCTTTTTCTGCCTCGTCATACATGCCTTGGAAGTCAATTGAAACACCACCTGGAAGTACCATACCTTGGAATTTTTTACCATTAACCCCCCATTGACGCTTAAATAAAGCAGTCACATAGTGTTTCAACCACATTTCATTCCATACTTTTGTAAACTCTGCAGGATCTAACGCACGATAACACTCAACAACAATAAAGTCACCAAGAGCAACGTTAGCATCCCAATTTACATCAAGATATAATCTATCTTGCATACGATTAAATCTATACATTGGCATACCGTTTAGAGAAAGATCTAGTAATGCTAGATGACTCATAACTGTTTTATAATAAATTAAAGACGTAGTTGATAAATCATATAAGTCATTTAATCTTAATTGGTATTGTAGATCGAATAGATTCTTAGATGATGAAGCAGATGAGAATGGAAGTACTCGAGTAATACCATACACTAGATCAGGAATTTCAATATAACGCTTGTCATATGATCCTAAAGTAAATGCAAGAGTAGAATCAAGAGTAGCAGTTGCACCAGTTACGCTACCGGTAATAATTTCATCTACTACAAATGTGCCAGTAACCTTCTTGACTATTACTAAGTTGCCACCAGATTCTCTAGAGTGTTCTCTAGTTACTTCAGCGGTTGCACCTGATGTTCCACCAGTTACAGTTTCAGCAATAGTAAAATCTGCACCATTTGAAGTGGCAAGGCGTAATTCAGATGCACTAATCACGTGCTTCATGTACATCTTTTCGGCACCATCCCAATGGTATTGTCTCCAATACTCAAGTGCTTCATCAACACGATCTTCTAATTGCGTGTCGTCTACGTTAACTTCTACTACCGGTTCGCCTAATGCTCTTAGAGCGTAATCGATAAGTCCTTGTCTTGATGAAACTGCCATTGGGATATTCCTAGTTTTGTCTATTATTTATATTTATACTAGACTCATGGCTTAGATAAAATCATAACATTGTTTATAAACCAACCCATATGAATACCTTGTTTTTCAAATGCAATTAATTCATTAGTTTTATCTTCTTGGTATATAAGACCTTTTGCTATAAATTTATCCAACCAATATTTACGTTTACGACAATTAATATGTCCTACTCCACCTTGACCAGGCTGAGCTGCAGTAAATATTAATGTACCACCAGGTTCTATAGCATTATATAATGCATCTACTTCTTGATCTGCATAAGTTGGGTCGATATGTTCTAACACTTCAAAACAAATGACAGTATCTGCTGTTAAAGTATTATCAAATAAACTTATTTTTGATAGATAATCTTTGCCATCGACTGTATCAGTAACATCAATACCATGTGCATCAACACCAATTTTAATCAACTCATTTACATACATGCCAGGACCACAACCAACATCTAATACTTTCGTAGGATTTGTACTCTTAATCCATTCTGCTACCCGGACAGCACATGGAGTTTCCTCTTCTTCAATATAGTTATAATCAAACGGTTCAGGACGACCTGGATAATGTTTAACTGCATAATCCATTTCAGTTCTATATGGATTGGGTTCATACCAACCTTTCTTACCATGAATGTTTAATACTGCTTGGAAATATTCCTCATACATTCTTGCTACTTTTTCAAGTGCAAAGTTTTTAAGAGCCCAATCACGGCAATCTTGTGGATTAATTCTATGAACGTTCTTGGCTGCCCAACAGAATTCTTCAAATGTTCTGCAACGATAACCAGTAACACCACTTAGGTTATTCTCAGTGAATGAACCCCAATCAGTAGTAATAGTAGGAGTGCCAGAGAATAAGTTTTCAATTTGTACACCACCAAATGGTTCAACATACATTGATGGAACAAATGATGCTTTTGCTTTACTCATTAATTCACGACGCATCTCAGTATCAGCATATCCAACAAACTCTACATGTGGTGGGAATTCTAAGTTATCTGGATTTTGACCAGCAATCTTCAATTTAGCACCGATTGCTTGTGTTACTTGGATAGCAACTTGAATACCTTTACCATCATAGACACGACCAAGGAATAAGAAGTAATCTTCTTTAGTCTCAGGTGCAAAAGTGAAATCATCTGGATCAAAGTAGTTAGGAATAACTACATCATAGAAATTATTCTTACACATTCCAACCGCATCTAAGCCATAGTAAGCATGCATAATAGCATATGATTCAAAGATCTTGAATTTTGCCCAATGCCCACCAGCATAACCAATACCAGGTTCTACTACGATTAAATCAGGATGAGCATCACATACTGGACGAGTACCTGATCCCCAGAATGGTAAGATGAAATCATTTTGTTGTTTACGTTTACCTACCTCAACAATTGCATTCTTATAGAATGTTTGATAAGCATGATCGCCAGTATCAAACTTAAAGAAATTCTTTTTCCAATCATGAGAGCCATAAGCAATCTCAAGATCTTTATTTGTAGTTACTGGAACGTGTTCAGTACATTGTAGATCAGAGTCTTCATGACCATAATGAATAACTGTATGACCACGATCAGTCATCATCTTTGCAAATTTAACTACTTTTTGTGTGTAGGCACAAGCTACATATTCTTTTGATGATACTGTGTGCGGCAAACTTAAAACGTGGAAGCGCATAATCTATTTCCTTAATAAATTCAAATAATGTTTAATATCGCCATTTGGCATTAAATAACGTGCAACTAATTCAGGGTGTTTCATTTCAACAATAGTATATATTGCTTCTTCAGTACCAATCGCTCCAGCTTCTAAGGACTTATCAATATATTCATAGTATTTATCATTGAATTTTTTGATCTGTTCTGCACTTCCACCGAATAATGTAGCACGGCAAACATAATCAGGTTTAGCACCAATTATTTCTGTCATCTTATTAATGTTATAACCATGTATTTCTGAATCAGTCCAGTATGGGTATGATGTCAATAAGAAATTATCCTTTGGGCTTTTCAAGAAATCAAATGTTCCAATAGGTTCAGTTACAACAAAACTATTATAGAATCCTGAATCAATCCAATAGAATCGTTTAGAACCCATAGGATTACTTTCTGCTATCTCTTGTAGCAACTGATTTTTAATCAAAGTTAATGGTATATAATATTCAGAAGAAATAACACTATTTTTCATCCATTCTGATTGGTTTTTCCATTCATCTGATGAAATAATGCTCTGGATTCTATCAAAATACACATTATTTTTAAGAGTATCTAAAGTAATAGATCTTACTTCTATTCTATTATTAGAAGTGGCTACATTCAATTCTTTACGGCGATTAATAATATACTCGTGGTATTTTTCATCTGCGTATACAACTAAAGGATTTCTAACCTCAAGAAGTTTATCTAACCCTTTAATGTAATGTTCTTCAAAGTCTCTATCACCTCTAGATATATCAAGTGCCATAGTAACTAAAGTCACATCGCCTGGATAATCATATATCCAATCCATTTCTCTATAATTAATGTATGGTGCTCTACGATTTTTCTTTAATTCTTCAGGATAGAAGTCATATGGAACTTTAGAATCATCTGGGCGTTGGTCAGCCATTCTAGAGCAATGATCACCAAGATGTCTAGAATATTCACCATTAAGATAAACGCCCTTGAACCCTAGTGCAGTAAACTTACGATCGATGTTCCATTCATTATGCCATTTTTCTACCCGGCCTAACATAATTAAATCATCACGTCGACGTAGATTAGGGGATCCAATCCAACAGTGCCATGCTAAATGATAATCTGTAATTTTCCATGGTTTCTTCCAAAAGAACTCATCATCTATTAATGTCTTATCATAGGAGTCAATGCCTTGCCATTCAAATGTGCGCCAAGAAATGTCTACCACCCCAACTTCTCGGTATTTTTCTAGGATTGCTTTTGATTTGCTCAGGTAACCTGGCTTTAGAAGTTCCCAATCGTCTTCAAGATAGAAGATATATTGAGAATCACAGTATGAGACCATGAAGTCCATGGCCCACCATTGGGATCTATTACGTGGAAAACAAATAACATCGCATGTTTCACCATATTTTTCTACTAGAGACTCGAAGACACCCGGTTCTGCCGAGTCATCGACGATTACCATCTTGGTAACATAGTCTCTAGTTGCATAGAAAGAATTTAAAGTTTCATCAAGTACATCTAATCTATTACATGACAAAACAAATGTTGTAGTATCAGAATCTGGCTGATCTACTGTATGGAACTTCACCTTACTCATATAAACCCTTCAACAAATAATATATCTATTATATATCACAATCATTATAAAGTACAATTAATTTAGATTGTTTAACTTTCTATTTATCAGGTGCGGTATCAAGTATAGTAGGAGTATTTCCTTCTACTTGAGCCCAAGTATTATATTCAACAAAATCTGGATTATCAGCAGATTCAGCAGGTGATACAATCACTCCATCTGAATCTCTTATTACGATTCCTTGGTCTAAAATTATAGTGTACATTAGTAATCAGTCTCTAGGTAAATGGATATTATATCAATTTGATTTGCTACGGTCGATGACCCAGAATGAGTCCATAGTCTAGGCGTTAAGAAAGTAGTGCTAGCTGGCAATTGAGTACCGGCAGTTGCAGCAGTTAATGTACCACTCAGTTCATTTGTAGTAGTACCATCTACAAATCTTGATAATCTATAATATACCGTATTATTTAGACTAGGTGGAGCAAACAATACAAGTTCAAAAACAGAGGCGGTTGAAACTTTAGGAAAAGATGTCGATGTTGCAATTGGAGTTTGTGCAGCAGACCCGCCATAGAATATTCTAAGGTTAGTATCACCAACTGAAGCACCTATACCAATTGAGTTAGTTAATGTGGCAGGATCTACCGCGGTACCATTTGTTTGCGTACCTGTACCTGAACCTAAACCAACAAAGAAAGCATGTGCTGCCAGAGCAACGGGTAACGCAAATCTAGCAACATAGTAAAAACCACCAAGACCTGCACCGGTACCCACGGTCCATTGAGCATTTGGGTGAAATAAACCAGCATAGTTAGTGGCCACGGCAGTTCCATTATATCCTAATCTGCGCGCCCTAGTAAGAATATTTGTTGATGCTACAGACCTTGTTGTTGCTGTACCTATAGCAGTAAATGCATTGAATCCCCATACAGCGGGAACTGTTGTCGAGTCACCTGGAGGTGACCAGAAACCTACTTTATTTTGATAAAAACATGGTTGTAATGGAGTATCAACACCGGCAGGACCCTTAATTTTTAACAACATTCTGCCACCAACGCTTTTAGCGTAAGTAACTAAATTACCTGCTGCTGGAGCTGATGGCTCGGTAGTGATAGCACCATAAATAATTTCAGGATCAGTACCACCTAAAGCTAAAGTATTATTAGTACTATTATATGTAAAGTTTGCAGATGCACCAAATGCGCCAGCATTATTATATTGTATTTGTGTAGTAGACCCAGCTATTGCAGGAAGAGGCCCAGTAGCTCCATTTATACCTGAAGCACCTTGTACTCCAGAAGCACCAGTAATACCTGAAGCACCAGTAATACCTGATGCACCTTGTACTCCAGAAGCACCTTGTACTCCAGAAGCACCTTGTACTCCAGAAGCACCTTGAACCCCAGTAGCACCTTGAACCCCAGTAGCACCTTGAACAC